TTATCTTATATTGCCTTCTTCGTTTTTTTCTTTTGATAGTGATTCCTGAAGAGATAGATCATTTTCGTTCTTGGAAGAAGAAACGAAATAAGAATATAGCTCATAAGAACGTTCATCATGGATCTGCATCAGTATCTCTTTAATATTTTCAAGATTCTCCATTGTCGTTTCACAATGAGCTATAGCTGGAAACTCTTTGATTATGCTTAAGCAGCTATCTAAGTTCTCAGAAATAAGACTTTTATCTTGCGCCACTATTGAGTACTCTAAACTATTTAGATAATTGAATATCGCATCTCCTGTTATTCCCATTCTCATATATTCATCTCCAACAGATCTTTCACTAATCGCCAAAGAATAATTTTTCAACTGATCTCTTAACTCCACGTTCTGCTCCTTTAAACTTTCAACCTCCTTTTTAACAATAACTTCAATCCGTTTATCAATACTCAATGATGTCCATATATTAATACCCAACAAAGCAGTGACTCCAATTCCAATAAAAGAAATTAACCAAGAAATTAATATTGAAAGCTCATTTTCCATACCTATCCTATTTAAATCGTCCTAAAATTCTACCGACTTATTCATCATCACATACTACATGCGATATTATATCACCAGAAGCATAATATTCAGCATTCGGATCAAAATCAGAACTATCTTTAATTATTAAATCTTCGTCTATTATCTCGGCATTTAACATGTGGACATCTTTTGCATAAGCAATTAAGTCTTTACATTTAAATTTTTTGTTTCTATAACAATGTTACCTTTTACAAATATCTTCCTCACAACAACCTTACTCCTTAAAAACAAGACTTCCGATTGCAACTTTTCTATGTCTAATTTTACACCTTCAAATTCTTTCTCTACATTCTCTTTTATACGTCCTTTAATATCAAGAATATTATATCCGAACATAACAGCCAATATCGCCAAAAGGAATGAAAGAATTCCCATAATAAAACCGAGATAATCAAACCCTCCAATTCTAGGATGCTCTTGGCATAGTGCAGTAAAAGCAACAATTATCAATATGATAAGGAATGGATATATTATCCAACGTTCTTTTTTGTTCATTGTATCCAATCTAATATTTCTTATTTACAATATCACATCCGCAACCACATGCTGCTTCACAATCCACAAACCACGCACCTGTTCAATATCAATATCGAAATCATCATGGTTCTCCCGATCTATAGACCGGGCTATCCAAAATCGTTTGGCCAAAGAAGGATCGCTATAACGGCGCAAGATCTTAATATGGCCATGATAATCTCCGGTCTGCTTATCTTCGACAACAATTCCGAATACATTTCCAAACGGGATTTGATTGGGGAACTCTTTCTCAAAACTGAAACGTTTCAAGGCAATCCAACAACCGGATGGATAGGCCGGAGCCATCGAATTACCTGCGACTTGGGCAATTGCTTCACAATCCTTGCAATCAGGTAAATACCAATATCGCTTTACAGCATCTGTGCTACCTAATAACTCAGCCTTTCCTCCTGAGAACTTGAAATCAACCTCTGGCAATAACTTTAATCCTTTCTCCATAGCTTCTTTATATTCTGTTTCGGTATTAATTATCAAGTTAGAATCAGATAGTTCCAATTCCTTTTTATTGAAATAATCTATTATAATGTTAGCATTCGCCAAAGTCGGTTTTGTATTTCCGTTTCTATAATTCCCTATAGATGCTTCTGTTATACCAGTATCTTTCGCTATTTTATAATTTGACAAATCTGAATTAGAAATCTGATCAATCGCTCTTTGGATAATTTTATCTTTATCAGATTGTATATCAGCCAACATCGATCCATCTCCTTCAAGAATCCACTTGGTATTGAATATTGACCCAAATGCCAAATTGAGTTCTTCTACAAAACTATCCGTTAGATATTTCCTGTCTCCTTTTAGAGCGGAAGTAGTATTAGGATAGTTATATCTCATCTTTTCAGCGACATCTTTCTTCTTTGAAACATATCCGTTTCGTAGAAGATACATATACACTTCATTTATTCTATCTGAAATATTATCATTCATTTGTATATACTAATTATATTCGTACATTTGCAAAAACATTTAATACTTATCACTATGTTTATGATACTTTGCTTATCCATACTCATTTATTGTACAATTGATGCACTAAAGATGTATCATACCCCATCAAAAGATAAAGAAGATTTCAATGAGATCAAACAGTATTACTCATCAGATGACTACTTTGCTGAACCCATAGTAAAATCTAATCATCAGTCATCCTCAATCTCCGAAGAAACTCCATTATTTCAAATATCCGATCATCATGAAAACCGGATAGAAGATTGGAATAAATAGACAGAGTTCGTTTGCTAATCGAATATGAATCAATATCTTTTCTCATGCACTCGATAGTAATCATTATATCCCTAAAACATTTCTCTATATGCATCTCCTTATTGTCCATACTTGACTTTCTTATAGCACCAAGAGCTTTTATGAAATTATCTAAAGCATGAATATAGAACCCATTATAAAACATGGCTTGACCAAGATTGAACAAACTTGTACCTATAGCCTCTTCTTTAGACTCCTCTGTTTTGATAAGCATCTTCTTTGTAGTTTCCCCGATAGCATTTCCTAAGACATCATGGATCTTTTTTTCCACCTGCAAAACATTGTAAATCTGCCAACCAATCAAAATCGTAACCAATAAAGATAAAATACCTACCAACATTCCCATCCAATCCATAGTCATTGGTTCACAGCGCAAAAGTACGCATGATACGGAAATCAAGCTGACAACCAATGATATTACAGAAATAGTCAAAGACGCATTATTTGCCATAAGCTTTAAATATTCTTAAATACAAATTTTATTAGTAATACAGACTTGTATTTACAAATAACACTCGTATATTTGCACTTGTAATTGATTCAATGCTCAAAGATAAAGATTAAAACAACATATATAATAATGTAAGGAGGCAAAAATGGAAAAATTAAACCTACAAGGTCATAAAGCCGGTAATCTTTCTTTTCGGGAGATATACGACAGCATGGACAGAAGGGCGTTTGTTCGACGGATCGCGACCGTCACAAGGCGTTCGGAAGCTGCTGTCTATAACTGGATTTCCGGAAAGTACAGACCGGACGCATTGGCACAAACAGTAATTGCACAAGAACTTGGCATCCCTGCCAGCGAGTTATTCCCAAAGGAGGATAAGGTATGCGCACAATAGAATTCTATACCACCCCCTCCGGCGAAGTAACTATCAAAGAGCAGGGACAGCCGGAACGCCAGTTGAAAGAGTCCGATACGGATTTCATTCAAAGTTTCCTTGAGATTTTGGAAGAGTTCTATCCGGAGGCTTATGCGGCACTCCGCAAGTATTACGCCCGTTACGACGGGAATAAATGCTACCGGGATTTCTTGGCTGTACGTAGGTTTATCAAATGCAACTTCGGGCTGTACGATAACATGATAGACGTGGATGAGAACTGGAATTTCAAATTTGAGTTTGTCGGTTGTCCGCTGCGTGGGGAATGCGATGGCTTCAAAAAAATCTGTGAACCGAAGTTCAACAGCACACTTTCAGACAGTCAACTTAGGGTGATGGAGCTTTGCTACTATGGCAAGAAAGACGAAGAGATTGCGGAAGCGCTTTTTATATCGTCCCACACCGTAAAGAACCACCGGAAGAACGTGTTCCGAAAACTCTCGATACACTCTATGGCGGAGTTTATGCGATATGCGAACGAAAAGAATCTATTTAAAAGCGAATAACCATGCCAACCGAAAACACCTATCAAAGCATACCTTCTTTACGAAAGATCGAGATCGAATACCTTGCTTGGCAAATCACAAGGATGCAAGCGGGTATCCGGGAATTTATCGGGCAAAAGGAAGCGCACCTCCGTTTCGGGAGGCAGAACGTGGAAAGATGGGTCTCGGAAGGTAGGCTACAACGTTACAAGCGACCGGGCAAAATCGAGTACAGGCTGGAAAACCTGTATAAGTGCGCCCTAGATCCATACGACTATTAAATGAATCATTAACATAGCAAGGCACCTTGGCAAGGCGTTGCAAAAGGAAGTTTACAATACCCATCCAACTCGCTATTTCACGGACGGTAAACCGCATTGCTAATAAATCATTGACGTATGAAAACAGATTACTGGAAACTCGCCCAAGCGGTGAGGTGGGGATTTTACATCCTTTTCGGAACGCTCGCCATACTTGGAATCGTGGCTATTTGCCTAGGACATTTCCTGCATATCATCACGACGTCCGGATGTGCGGCAATGGCTTACATGATAGCTAAACATTGGTAACTAACATTTAAAAACATAACATCATGTCGAATCTAATTCAGATCAAAGTAGCTGAGTTGAATCAGCTAAACCCGCTCATGATAGCGGAAGATAACAGGGTAGAACAAAAGTTCATCCAAATGTATAACGCGATCTGGGGTACCGCCCAAGGAGCGCAAATCTACGAGAAAGAGAAATTCAACTTCCGGAAGATCTTACAAGACAAGCCGGAACTGCAAAAATGCACACCGTTATCCCTCTATGGATGCTTTTTGGATATAGCGGTCAACGGCCTGTCACTTGACCCGACAGGACGACCGCACTGTTATATTCTTCCCCGTAGCACGAAGACCGGCTATAAGGATAACAACGGTAGCGATATCTACGAACTACGTGCTTATCTCTCCATCACCGGATATGGCGAGTTAGTCATGCGGCAACGTGCCGGACAAGTCCGTTACGTGGATAATCCCGTGGTTTGCTATGAGGGCGATACCTTCTCCCCCGGGTTGATCGACGGCGTAAAGACCGTGACCTACCAAGCGGCATGCCCCCGAAAGTCCAACAAGGTGATAGGTGGTTTCTTACGTATCGTACGCTCCGACGGTACCGTGGACTGGCACTGGATGATGGAAGGCGATATCAAGCGATTGGAAGTGTACAGCTTTAAGAACAACCAGAAATGGAACCCGCAAACCCGGCAGAAAGAAGGGAAGGCCAATGCCCTTTATACCTCTAGCGAAGGAGGTATTGATCCGGGATTCTTGGAAAGCAAGCTTATCAAGCACGCTTTCGACGGATATCCCAAGGTACGCACGGGACAGTTCTCCTCATTCGAGACACAGGAGGAACCGCAAGAGATCGACTACGGACTGGAAGAAACAACCGTTATCCAGCCCAATCAAGCCGGACAGCAACCGCAAGCCCTCCAGCCCCAATCGGAAAATCCTTTACAAGGATTCGGAGAGCAACCGCAAGCGGAACCGATACCCGTATCTGGTATAACAGCCCAAATATCACAAGAAGATGAAGAAGCCGGATTTTAAGAGTTCAATATCAACATTCAAAATTTTATCGACATGGATACACAGAATAACAATTTACCTTTCAAGGCTAACGAGGTCATTAGCATCTTACAGACAGCCCCGGATATTCTCGCCCGCAATGAGGCGTCGGTCTCAGCTTGCACGAACGCAGGGAAAACCCTCTTGGACACGATTGAGGGAAATGGAGGTATCGGCACGGACGAGATCGACACTGCGGTACAAGAATACCTTGCGAAGTCAAAGAAGACCGTAGAGAACATGAACAACCGCCGGAAGCCGTTAACCCAAATGCTAACGGCCATATCCAAACGTTTCACGACACTAGAGGGTTCCATAGACGCCAAATCCAAGGGAACCATCCCTTATCTGCTACAGATGGAGCGTAACAAATACGCCGCCAAGAAGTTGGAAGAGCAAAAACGCCGTGAGGAAGAGGCCCGGCAAAGACAATTGGCGGAGAACGAGAAAGCCCAATACCGGGCCGACATAACGGTCTTGCTTGATACCACGTACGCCGCCTACGTCGAGAAGCATATCAACGCCTTGAACGGGATTTTCAATCGTACCTCCCTAGCCACGTATGGGGACGTATGCCGGCAGATCACGCAAACAAGCACCGGTTTCTCATGGACGGATTTCGTGAAAAACGTCGTGGATAACAAACAGACATTCTATATGGACGGTGAGACCCGCAAAGCGATCAAGAACGAGATAGCCATCCTAAAGAAAAAAGAATATTCCGACCGATACGCTTTCGAGATCGAGGGACTGAAACAATCCTTGGTCGACCGCCTCCCATCCCTCCGGAAACAACTGGAGGAGCAAGAGGAAATTCGCAAGACCAACGCAATCGAGGCGGCACGGCTGGAGGAGGAGCGCAAACGGAAAGAGGCGGAAGAACGTCAAAAGGCCGAACTGGAACGCAAGCGCAAGGAAGAGGAAGCAAGAGCCAAGGCGGAGGCAGAGAAAGCCACCGCGGAAGTACAGGCAGCCTTCGATTTCAGTGCCGCCAGTATGTCTCCTACCCCTACCAAGGCGAAGATCAAGAAAAAGATCCAAGTCACCAATCCACAAGGATTCATGCAGGTATACCAGATGTGGTTCATGCGTGAGGGTATCAACATGAGCATGGAGGATCTTGAGAAGATCCATAAGAAGATGATCTCCTATTGCGAGAAAACAGCCAATAAGGACGGTGAGCGAATCCAGTCCGCATTCGTGAAATATGTCGATGATATAACGGCCAAGTGATATGAGAAAGCTATATCTGTCCTCATGGATAAACTTCGGGAAATACAGGCGTACACCGAGTAACCTAAAAAAGATCCTCGATACGGAAGAGGGCCGCAAATGGTTCCGGTGGCTGATGGATAACACTTACGATTTTGAATTTGACTTCGCGGTCATTGAATACTTAAAACTCAAGGAAGAAGATGCAAGATACGTATTACCAACGGTCTGAGGTCAGCAACTCAGACCTGACAGAACTAAAGAACCTCCTCTATCCCCGTACGCAATACGGGGATAAGGAGAAGGCTTTCAAGTTCGGTAGCCTGATCGACGCGATGATTACCGAACCGGAAAGGGTCAGATATGATAAGCGCATGGTAGACGATGTATTGTATTCCGGCGAGGATTGGGAACTGGCACAAGCCATGATCAAGTCACTCCGTATGGAAGCCCGACACGATCCGCTCATTAAGTATGCATTGGAACAATCCGATAAACAGAAATTTATGGTAAATAAAAATCAAAAATTTCAATACGGCAATTTTGAATACACACTTGACACTCGTTGCAAATGGGATTTCTGGTTTTCAGCAATGGGGTTTGGAGGAGATTTAAAAACAACTTTTGCTTCTTCTCAAAAACAATTTAATGAAGCCATAGATTTTTTCGACTGGGATCGCTCAAGAGCTTGGTATATGGATATTGCTGGAAGTAAACAAGATTTTATTGTTGCAATAAGCAAAAAGAATCAACAAATTTTCAAAGCCACTATAAAAAAAGATGGCACTTTATATAAACGTGGCAAAGAAAAGTACGAAGAGCTAGCCTTCCGGTGGTGGATGCTAATAAGCTAATAGTATGAAGAGTCTAATTTTAATCCTAATCGGCTGGCTAAAGTACAGGCTGGTAAAGAAATGCCCTATATGCGGAGCTCCCGTACTCGTAAAGAAATTACAGACGCATACGGGAGATACATTCAACGTATATCATTGCGGCAACTGTGGCAACGATTATATCTTAAAATAAAAATCATGAATCTCAATATCACACCGACAGACAAGATATCCGAGGAACTGGCCGCCATAGATGCCTTCCTGAATATCACAATGAGCGAAGACGTACAAGAAGCTGTCCTACGTGGAAACGACCTTGCCGTCTATATCGCCCGGACCGGGAAACTGTTAGCAGATGCCAAATACCATCTGAACGTGAAAAAGAAATCGGAAGTATTCGACACATTACGGGAAACCGCTTCACGGGCCGGAGCGACCTCAAAGGCCATAAACGCTATCATCGACAGCCTGTGCAAGGATGAGCAATACCTAGTCGACTGGTGTGATAGATTGAACCGTACCGCGACCCACCAATTGGAATGGTGTCGCACGATAATTAGCAAGGCGAAAGCTGAAATGGCCTTAGCGCCTCAGAGTTATAACAATCCTAAATTTTAAAAGAACATGGAAGAATTAGTAAAAGAGCAACCCGTGTACGAGATCCAGAAAGTAAAGATCTAGAACAACCAGCTCACGGCGGAGTATACGGAAAAGTTCGTGGAAGCGAACTACAAGAACAACATCCTAAAGGAATCGGAGCAGTTTATCCACCCCGATCTACTGTACGCATTGAACCGGCTTAAGCCACACGTAGTGAAAATCTGTGAGATGCACGAGGCTACATTGGTCAATGTCGCCAATCCCTCCGACGATGACTTGAACGAGAAGCTAAAGAATATCATCGTCACCGGATACAGCAAAGGCGGTAATGATGAATCAGCCGGCGTATCAATCCAAGCGCAAAAACTCCTGAAGAGCGGGCAGATCCTTAACCTCTCCGTCCCATTCACCAAATACGAGGACGAGTCTGGCGACGGGTACCTTTACGGAGCCGAGTTGAAAGAGGCCATCGGTAGATGTAGCTACGAGGTGGACGCTTATCTGTTCGAAGGTAAATATGGCATCAAGCAAGAATCCTTCGATTTCGATACCCCGGAGGAATCGGATATCACGGGCGAGAAGGAAGAGAAGCCCAAGAAACGGGGACGGAAGAAAAAAGAGCAGATCAAGGAGATCGCCGAGGAGGTGAAAGCCTTCGACGAGTTCGCCTAACTAATAATAAAAACAACCGTTATGCAAATCACTTTACAAAACACGGAAAAGGGACAATGCTACGCGGTAAGGTTTGACAGGTACCGCCAGCAGGTCGTTGACAAGCTAAAGACAGCCGTCAGCGTCCGCTGGTGGGACAAGTCTACCGGAGCGTGGATGATCCCGGCCAACAATAAGTGCAAGGCGGAGCTAGACCAGCTCACCTATTACGTGAGGCACTTCGAACCCGTCAACTGGGGAGGGAACGAGTCTAAGACCGACGAGGACATAGCCTATCAAATACCGGACATGCCCGAGTTGGACGAGGATCATGGCCTAAAGATACAACCCTACCCCTATCAACTGCAAGGAATCGCACGAGGCTTACAACTAAAACGGTTTATCAATGGGGACGACATGGGCCTCGGCAAGACATTAGAGAGCATCGCTACCATCAACAAAGCTGATGCTTTCCCCTGTCTCGTTATCTGCCCCAATACGGTCAAGATCAACTGGCAACGTGAATGGCACAAGTTCACGGACAAGAAAGCCATGGTATTGACCGATTCGGTACGAACCTCATGGCCATTCTTCTGGCAAACGGGCATGAACCATGTGTTCATCGTGAACTACGAGAGCCTACGGAAGTATTTCGTACGCCGAATCAACAAATCGGAGAAATGGACGCTGAAAGACGTAGAGTTCCATAATACGATCAAGTTGTTCAAGAGCGTGATCATTGACGAATCCCATAAGGTAAAATCAACGGCTACCCAGCAAAGCAAGTTTTGCAAGGGTATCACCGCCGGGAAAGAGTGGATCATCCTGTTGACCGGTACCCCTGTCGTAAACAAGCCCAACGACCTTATATGCCAACTCGCTATCATGGACCGGATGAACGATCTCGGAGGCTGGAAATATTTCACGAGCCGCTATTGCTCCGGGCCGCACGGGGCCTCGAACTTGAAAGAGCTCAATTTCATGCTCTGGAAGCATTGTTTCTTCCGGAGGGAAAAATCCAAGGTACTGACTCAATTACCCGACAAGGTACGGCAGATCGTGACCTGCGAGATCACCAACCGCAAGGAATACCAAGACGCCGAGCGTGACTTGGTGGATTATCTGAGACGATACAAGGAGGCCGACGATGAGAAGGTACAAAAATCGCTGAAAGGCGAGGTCATGGTACGAATCGGCATATTGAAGGACATAACGGCCCGGGGTAAGTTGAGAGAGGTGATCGATTTCGTGAAGGATTTTCGGGAGAACGGAAAGAAGATCATCCTCTTCTGCAACCTGCATGAGATCGTAGACCGGCTCCTACAGGCGTTTCCCTCGGCGGTGTGTGTCACCGGACGGCAGGATATGCAACAAAAACAAGCGTCTATAGACGCTTTCCAACGGAATCCCAAGACGGACGTCATCATCTGCTCCATCAAGGCCGCGGCGGCGGGTATCACGTTGACAGCGTCAAGCAATGTCGCTTTTATCGAGCTACCGTGGACATACGCAGATTGCGACCAAGCCGAGAGCCGGGCGCATCGTATCGGTCAAAAGGACTCCGTGAATTGCTATTACCTGCTTGGCCGCAAGACCATCGACCAGAAACTTTACAGGATCATCGAGGAGAAAAAGCATATAAGCAACGCCGTGCTTGGAGCGGAGGACAATATACAAACAAACATCGTCGATATGATGGCCCGGATATTCGACGAGACCGAGGAGGAGGAATAATCATGGCAGAGGAATACATAGGGATCAACCGCTTGAAAGAACGGGAGGACGCTAATAAATATCCACGAAGGAAATGCGTAAGATGTATCCGTTATCCATGCTTCTCCGGACAAGGAATAGGTACGCACGCCATTAATCTCGCCGCTTATGGATGTAAGGATTATAAAAGTCAAACAAGATTAAAGAATATGTCGCACAATGTAAACAAAGGAGGTTCAGATGCTTAAAATATCATTGTTAATAATCGGAATGATCTCGCTAATATTCATTCTCACGTCTGGAATATCGATCCAGTTCAAGCCATTCCATATATCCCTAGCTTATCCATACTTTGGAACAGGGATGGTATTGATAGCCATTGGTTTCGCCTTGTGCTTCGGCTCGGCTTACTATCATGGAATATCAAATCATGAATATAAAGATGGTTACAGCAAAGGATTCAACGCAGGTATTGAATACATTATCGATTGGGCTAAGAATAAAAAAGAAGGCTAAAGATAACATTTTTATAGCGAGAGATAAAGACTAACAAAGAGAATAAATAAAAAGGCAGCGCCTCACAGCGCCACCCCATTACAGCATGCAACAAATATATCAAATAAAGACAACTATGGCAAGTGAGGCATTGAATAAATATATTGAGAAACGTTACGACAGGTGGCTGGATTACGCTAAGTATCACTGCTCACTTGCCGGAATGAGTAGTGAAGCTATTGACGTATTGAACGAGGTAATGTGTATGCTACTTCAAAAGCCTCTGGAACACCTCTCCCGGCTTATGGAAGCCAAGCAAGGTAAATATACCGAACTTGACTGGTATATCCTGCAAATGATAAAGCTGAACGTTACCTCGGACACGTCTCCCTACCGGCATAAATACAAGCCTATCCCGGTAGATGAGAATGTGGATTGGCGAAGACTGAACATTATTGATGAACCCGATGATAGTATTGACCGTACCGAGTATATCCGGGAACATATGCAGGATATCCGGGATATGGTCGATCAATTAGGCTTATCCGAAAAAGCCAAACGGATCTTCGCTTGGAAATTCTTCGCCGGAGAGTCTTTCGCCGATTGGCCGGGGCCGGAAAGCCGGAAGGAATTGTATGAGACCTATAAAAGTGTTTTCAATGCGGTGATGGAGAAGAGGAAAGGGAGGTTGCTATTTTAAATGCCGGGGATTGATAGCTTGGCCATATCAATCCCCGATATTTCATTTATACTCAGTTTAAGATTTCCTCCTCTACCTCTTTTGTAGCGAATAAGAGAATCATAGAATATTTCATAATAAAACAATTTCAATTACACTACAACACAAAATGTTTTTTATAATTTAGATATGCATCATATAACAAACCAAAACAATCTACTTTACAATCACTCAGTGTTCCGTAATCTATATTCGCTATTAAATTTTTCTTATACGCACCTATCATATAGCTTACACCCTTATAACTATTTTTCTGTTTATCATCTCTTAAAAGATTATTAGGTAGATCTGCCAATATTATAAATAGTTCTAGAATATCTACATGATTACAATTTACATAAATTTTATTAGAGGAAATACTTAATAGTGTAGATAGCAAATCTTCCGAAGAACCTAGAACTCGTTTTAGAAATTCAAATATAATCAATGCTGGTGAATTAACTACAGTCAAGACCATATCATTAAATCTTACGGTTTTATCCTCCATACTATAATCAAATATAAATCTTTCAAGAGTACGAACATTTACATATCCATATTTAATTAGATATTGCAATATAAACTCTAAACCTTTATATGCATACCTATCACTCTGAAAATCACTAGTTTTACTTTTTATCTTCAAAATTTGATCTGCGATACACTTTTGTATTTCGTCCTCATTATGAAAATGAAAAACTTCCTTACTATAAAACTTATCAATATATCCAGAAAAATCTACATCTGATCCATATTTAGCATGGAATATTCTCCTAATATTTTCAACATCGCATACAAGAATAGTCTTATCTATTTTAAATTTATGTTCCTTAGTACAACAGAAATCATCATGTACAGAAAGAATATTAAGTATCCTAAAAATATGTTCCGGATCTATTCGATCTAAATCATCTATTACTAAAACGATCTCTTTCTTTTCCTCTTTTTTTGCATTAGTAATTAAAGATTGAATTATTTGCGTAACAATATTTCTCTCATAAATAGAACCTTGTCGTTGTATTATATCTTGTATAAAAGATTCCACTTCTTTATCTTCTTGTGTAGATTCTTTCTTTTGAAATTCTTGAATATTCTTTTTCAATTTTATAAGCTGTGGAATAATATCAGTTTTAAGACATACTTTTTCCATTGAGGATAATATATCTCCTATAAGTGTATTTAAATTATTTTTTATATAATAATAAGTTGCAACAGAGTTAGATATCTGAACATTTTTTAAGTCACAAGAAACTTTATCCAATAGTTGAAATAAAACATCTATCTTTATATATTCAAATATATCTTCATTACTTGCAACTGAGTAATTCACAGGTGTAAGAAACAAGGTTATATATTTATCTGTATGCTTTTTATTAAAAAAATCATTAATAAAGAAAGATTTTCCAATACCATATATTCCTGAAAAAATAATATTGTCATTATTTTCTTCTTGCAAGAATCTAAAAAATCTTTTAGATTCATTATCTATACTGATTTCCATATTTTGTTGAGTTTGAATTTTGTACTCTCAAAAGTATGCAAAAAATATTTAGTATCAAATAAAACATAGACAATTGCCTAAAAACGTCCATCCTCTAAAAGAGGATGGACGTTTTAACCTTAAACTATATTGCACTCGACCGACGAGTTTCAGTGAGAATTAACGCATGACACAGTTTATTTTACAGTCCCCGATATCGCAGGATTGCTATGGCCTTTTCCTGTTGGGAGGATGGAAGCTTGTGTGATTGAGAGTGATTTTTTAAGGAAGAAGGGCGGATGATCCGAGGATATTGGTGTCCCATAGGTAGTGTCAAGAAAAATCATGCAAACCATCGCTCACTTTTCCCTGTTTAACTATTGTGTATTTTTTACATCCTAGAAATTCACCATCGTCAGTTATTAAATAAATTGAAGTCCCGTCCGACTTACTTGTATGTAAGTAAATATCATCCTTAGTTGCTCCTTTTATTTCTGTTGATTTATGAAAAACTCGACCATTAAGATGCTGAATAGCGGTATTCAAATGTGTTTTATTGATATAATCTAAGTTTTTTATGTATATTGATGTAGCTGGAGTTATAAAAGGGACAACACACCTTTCATATCCTACTGGAGGAGTGGTAGCTATTTGCAAGGCTTCTAAATAAAAGTCCAACACGTCATTTTGAGTAATTCCATCATATAACGTATTGTTATCTTTTTTAATTACATCATTTAGAATATCCAAGGTTAATGTGGGTATTCCAAAGCTGGTCACTTGAATCGGAGGGACAACCGGAACCAATGCGGCTAATCTAATGTTAAGTGTTGCCAAATCATTTATTCTGGTCTTATAATCCTTATCTATTGTAAATTGAGCTATAGAAATATTGTCAACTATATTTTGAGTCTTTCTGTTATTTATAATTTCACTTATTGTCTTTGCTTGCAATATATATGAAGACCTGTTATCAAGAATATGTCCACTATGGTCATCCGATGTTCGTATTACCCGTGAAGTAGCCTCCTTGTGTTGTCTCTCCGCTTTCATGGTCATTCAATTTAAGGATTTAACTATTCTTTCTCTTTCGTTTCTTTATCCAGATCAAGCCCTGCCTCTTTCATGAACTCAGCAGCAGCTTTCGCTTGTTCAGCTTGAGCCTCTGCACAGGCTCTCAATGGGCCTCCGATAATAGAACCGAAAGGAATTCCCTGCAACGCATTGGTCGCAACCTGTGAGGGTGTAGAATCTTTTACCATAGTGATTACTTTTAAGGATTTCCCAAATGTAGGGAATTATTTTGGAAGGGAGAGAAATATATACTGCAAAAAACGATTACAGAAAAAACTATAATCGTTTAAATAGCTTATTTTAATAAAGAAATACTAAATTGACAAACATTTAGATTTCACATGCATATCTAATTGCTCTCTAATCAGATCTATCATTCTATTAGATGCTATTTCTGCAATTTCATCGAGACTCATGCCTTCTTCAAAAGAACTTCTATCGCTCTGCATTTCTTTTATTTTTATGTAAGCATCTAATTCATTTATATCATGATCTACAACACATACATCTCCACTATTACATAAATAATCTTTTCCCATTGCAAATGCTTTCATAATCTTATCATTTAAAATAATTAGTGAAAAAATGACTATTTAAACTTGGATCAAAATAATGTTTACGCTTTATCCAAATAAATCCATCACCTTTTGAAATAACAGCAACATCAACTGGACCTCCAACACTTTCTTCCGCAAATGTCATTCGTCTCTTTAATGATGTCAAAGAGATTAAGCTTTCCGCAACATCTATTAAATCTTCTTTCTCCAAAGAAGCTATTGCTCTAACAAGAGGTACGATATATTCCTTTTTCTTTATTTCCTGATTCGAATTTGTAAATTCATTTATTAATGAGGATATATCTAAACCACGAATAGAATCTGCTATTGATTTATTTACAGGTTCTACTATATCAGCTATAATTCCACCATATTTCATGATAGTTTTTTTAAAATTTATTGCGAATATATCCTCCAAATGAGGATCTACCCCACTTAAGACCGTATTCATTACATCTGTTTGAGCAAATGGCATAACAGCCGAATTATTATCCTCTGTTATAGATACAGCCCTTGATCTATCATTATAATACCTCAATTTCCTATCTATTACTAAAGATACATTTATTGTTACTAATTCTGGATATATTTCTTCATCTCCATAACCTGTAAACACAATACCTGTAAAGGGTACAATAGGATTTTCAGCCTTTAATAAATTAAATATTAATTTTTCAGCTTTCTCTCTAAAATTAGCATCCGGAGACAATTCCTTAAGCTTTTCTAATAGATCTTCAAAAACTGGATCTGAATATTTTCTAAACTCTTCTATCGTATAACCGTTTAATGATTCGCATTGTTCCAATCCTAAGATTTTAGATATGAAATCATCCATTAGAAACTTCATTTTTTCGATTACATCAAGCTTATTATCATCTCTAATACCCCCACAAAGTCTACCTGCTTCATTGCCTATTTCATTTATGACTACATCCCTTACAAATGATCCAAGATAAGTCAAATGAACATTACTATCAGTAAAAAAAGACTTTTTTGTAATAAAATCGATAAAATCAGTTTGATAATCAGTTAGTTTCGGGAAAGATTTCTCGCATAGTTGCTTTCTATATAATTTTATTATCACATCCCAAGGAACCCCCATCAAAGCAGCAGAATTATAAATCATAATTCCAATAGGATGATATTTCGACAACATAAATATTTTATTAGCACGATTAAGAACCTTTCTACCCAAAGGGCCCGACATAGTTATCGCGCTATCGGCAGCAATAGCTACTGCATGTTTATTTAAAACTCCAACAATGGCTGTCATACCTATATTCAGATTGTTACTTGAAGGCAAAATAACATTTTTTTTTTCTCTCAACAATATTTAGTTAACATTTACTAACATGTTTTACGGCATACGACATCATTAGCTTTTGGTCTATAACATCTCTATCATTCACAAATGAGACAGCTAAAAATCTAAAATACCAATATTAAACTACGATCTTTCCTTGCGTATCAACCACCTAACGACATAACCAATACCAACTATCAGACATCCCGACAATAGACCTATAGCCCATCTCCCTACCTCGATCTTTATTTTCTCCCAACGGGATAGTTCCCTCTCCACGAGGATCGGAACCTCTACCTTACGATCCACATATACCTCTTTCGACGGGAGATATAACGTATCCCTTGAGACCCTCATATTGGCAATCACGTTACCGAGACTATCCAAGGCGAACATGAGCTCTACGTTCTTGGTGTTGGCCATGTCCAGCCAACGAAGGACTACCTTACCGTTCTCATCGCATTCCATCAACGCACGGATAGAGGCGCTATCTACAGGCATAGGGTAAGGTACCAACTTGTCTATATAGATCGAGTCTATACGATTCTCGATAGCGACAGGCTGTATCTTGGTTCGACACCCGGACAGGAAGAGGATACCGGCTATCGCCAGCATCCCGCAAATCATTCCCGTTCTCATAATAAATTCCACCCCGCAATAACATCCGACATATCTGCTTCTCTCCCATTCTCAAAACGGCTCATCCCTGCCACGATCCGGATCATCTGTTCTCGGTCGTTGATGTTTATCGGATCGTCAGCCGGGATTCCAGCGTAGTCAGATACAAATTGAATATACTTTTCCGTATGGTTCTCTTTCGGTGGCGCCCATCTTCCTATCATCTTGCGGATCGTATCCAGCTTATAGTTCCGGTAATAGTTCGACAGGATCTTGAAGATCGCCCTGTAACCGTATGCCATCGATTTAAATTGCTTGAACTCTTTGTCTGAGCTTGTCTTCTCTCCTTGGAAGACATCGCTATTCTTTCTGATGTTCCCGGGGTTGTTGTTACGTAATCCCCGGGGTAAATTGTTATTTCTCATTCCTTATCCTCCCTCATTAATAACCGTTCTGCGGCTCACGATCGCCGCATTTCTTTTTCTCGCACCTCTTTAAAGCCAGTTCTATCTTCACGTCCGAGTAGCTCTCTTTTAAGGTGAAAAGCTCGTCCTGCACCTGCCGGAGCCGTCCGGTCTGCTCAACGAACCGTTCCTCCTTCTCAGACAACTGCTTTTGCAAGAACTCGTTATACTCACGCAGGGCCTTGAACTCCTCCACGTCAGCTTGAGCGTCCGCTATACGGGCGTTCGTCTTACGGTTCGCCCACGCACGGATGCCCCATTTTATCCCCTCGATCCCGCCCATCGCACCGATTATCGCCAATATCGTATTCAAATCAACTCCCATAACTCGTTTTCTTTTAATATATACGGGGGCTTTTATTTGCCCGCCCCCGATAAGGCGTCACTCACCCTCGATCAAGTCGACCACCTGTCCGTAACCGCCGATCGTCAGCACTACGGAAGCGATACGCTTGATCAACGTCGCCTCCTCGGTAGTGATATCTATCTCCCCGTCCGACTCCGCTATCTTCTTGCCCAGCCGATAAACCTTGTATTTATCCTCATAGGGCAGTTGAAAACTAGGGCTGTCCGCGAAGAAGAAGATATTCTTGTACAATACCCTTGACAGGATACCGTTCGTCTCCTTGCCGTCAAAACCTTTCACGCTCACGTTAAAATTCACTCTCATACTCTAATCCTTTATTTATTTTGGCTCGATATAAAATATCCTGTTATTCGAATCCCACTTGACATAGAACACGTCACCCTTCGAGCCCGGGAGATTGTTCATCGTCGGGATGGGGTTAATCCCAACACACATTCGCCGGAAACTAGGATCGTCTCCCGGTAAGCCTGTCTTTATCTGTACACGGAAATATGGATTCGGCCATTGTTGCCCCACCATCTCCATCCCGAACTGCCCCATATTAAATTTGATATTACTGCCGGAATAGATTATATCGTCCTTATTCATCACGAAATCCCCGCATTGGACAAGTTTGCAATCAATGGCACGAGCAAAAATATTATCGACGCTCACATATCCTTGGGCGTTTACGATAAATTGCCCGTTGACGTTAAGCACGTTATCGTTATTATCCGGATCAAATATATGAACGGACCGATTCCCCTTCCTAATGACCGTGTTCCCGTTCAGCTCTATCCCGTCTATCGCCACCGATATCCAGTTCTCCACATCCTTGGTCTTGGCGAAGATCTTGGTGGCGTCGGCCTCGGTGATAAAGCCGGACGACATGATCTCCTCCATCCTCTCGTCCACGGCCGTCACGACACCGGATATGCGATCGTCCAGCACCCTGAAATCGGAGTACGTGGCGTATATCCCCAAGTCCGGCCTGTCGGACAGGTTGTTGTACCCGCTCGATCCGGCCTTTATCTGGATGTTCCCGGCTATCACCCCGCTAGCGAGGTCGAAGTAGGTATTCCCGTCCGGGGACTTGATCAAGCCGATGGTCATGCGCCCCGGAAGTATCTCGGTATAGCCATAGACCGCCTCCCAGCTCCTCGTACCGTCGAACTCCGTGCCCAACGTACCCACGAGGAAGTAGTAATACCCGTCCCCGGGATCGATCTTGGGACGTGCGTCATGGGTCAGCAGGTACGTGCCGGCAGACCCGTTCTTGACGCACTTGAGATACAGGTAATACGAGCCCTTGTCATCACCGAGATAAGGCGAGGTATAGGCCTCGATGTCCCAGAAAGAGTACTCCGAGACGGCGTGGGACACGGATATGGAGTCGATGCCGAGCGTCATGTGCTGGACGATACCGGCGGGGGCGGTGAACACCTTTGCAGTGTCGTTCATCACGAAATCCGGGGTATACTCCCGGGGACCCGTCTTGCTGTCGACGTATCGGTATTGCAGTTGCTCCGACCCGACACGTACCTGCATCGTGCTCACGGTGACAGGGTTGATCGAGGCGCCGAAACCCTCGATCGCCCTCTCCAGCATCTTGCCGGTCTCGACCATGTCACGCCATCTGCGCCGGGTCAACGACAGCGCCTCCTTGTGCTTCTTGTCGGTGACCACCTCCTCCGCCTCCAGCTTTCCGAGATCGTCCGACAGGTAGCCGGCCACGGGGGTGTTGGACAGCTCAAGCTCCGGGCTATGGGGCTTGTTTATATAGTCCCTCACCCCCGTGATCCGGATCAGGATGCCCTCCCTCTGGAACTGGGTATCGCTGAAATCGACATAGCCCCCGGGGATAAGCCTCGCCCCGATAGCCAACCAGCGTTTCCTCGCCCAGATGCCGTCAAGCTCCCCCTTGAACGTGAACTGCCGCTCCTCACGCTCGTAGAGGTAACGAGCGGCCTCACGGAACATGTCCCAGCTCGCCCCGGTCTTGGTGGCGTTGTCGCATACGTAGGCGGCGGGAAGGGATATGTTGAAGACGGCGTACTTGTCGCCGACCTCCGGATAAAGGGAGGCGTTCGGCAGCGTCATGCCATCCTGCTCGGACGAGACGATCTCGAACTTACGGCCATCATGTACGTACTTTACATCGAACTCACGGCCCGCCAAACGGCCTGTCTGGAAGATCACGGTCATGGTCTGGCCGGCGATCAGGCAATCCTCGAAATTCAGGTTATCTGGAATTGACGAGTCGTAGAAATCATAGAACGTGACATCGTTCCCGTCCGTGTCCCTGCCCGGCTCCGTATCGGTCTCGCTCACCGTACCAACACGGGAAGGATAGATGTCGCTGGCGTCGTAGCTGTCCTCGTTCCGTGAGGATAATGTCTTGTCTGCCCTGGTCACGTACATTCCGTCCGGATCGGTCTTGTAGGTTCTTCCCTCATATTCCAAAGTCTGTGACTTCGGGAGTAACAATGTCTGGCTGCCATAGGCCGAGTAATCGATATTCCGCTCACCGCCTTGCACGTACAATATCTCCACGGGGAGGTTGTCGCCTTGGTTCGCACGACCTACACCCGGAAGGAAACCGTTTCCCTTGCCATAGCTGAGAGCGACCGGGGCGTCCTTGAAGTACTCCACCTTGCGCAGGTGAACCGTCTTTCCGACGATCTCGAACTCCGTATCGAACTCCTGCGCGAACCGCCCCAAGACCGACCAGCAACTCTCATGATTGAACGACAGCAGTTTCTCCGGGGCCTCGATCACCGTGCCGACCGTCCAGCCGGAGTCATAGAGATTGAGGTTGTCAACCAGCAGCTCCACGAACATCCCCGGCGTGGCCGTCATCACGAACTTCACTTTGTACGGCTTGTCGGAGAGTAGCTTGTACTTGTATTTTCTCAATATCTCCTCGTTGCCGCCGAACGTTACCTTGTACTCGAAATTTCTGGTGCCCTTCTTCTCGAAGTCGGAGGGGTACCAGAGCGTGTACCGCTCCCCTTGGAACTCGATGTACGACCCTGTCGGCAGCTCCACGTGTCCCGGAAGGGAGTAATGAAGCTCCACCTTCTTGGCCTGCGCTATCGCCCGGTAACGGTAGCTGTCATCGTCCACCGGGATGTCCAATAATAATTTCCCCGTGTTATCATGTATTCTCATGACCCCATGTATTCAAGTTCGACAAGATTGTAGGCGGAAATGGTAGTCGCTGTAGATGCGTTTTCTATATATAATAGACCATCGGTTATAGTTATCTCTATGTCCTCGCAAAACTGTGTAGAAGTAGATATCGACTCGCCATTTTTGAAAAGTAATGTGACAGGTACCCCGTTTACACAAGTGGCGTTATTCGCCCATACTCTAGCATGATCAAGATTTGACGTGTGGGCGAAGAATCTTAAAATATATCTTCCATTCGGTAAATTTTTCACGGCAGCTACTGAAAAGGAATTTTCCTCTTTTGTGGCTCCATACATGAAATAACCAATGCTAGCGTTTATTGTGGACACGTTTTTGTATACGTAAGGAAGGTTTGCCAATGTGGCTGCGTAATACGCGCCTCCACTGTCGTCTAACCCGGAGTTATAAAATTTCACGACATTCACATAAGTTTTTCCCGTGACCCCTGCGATTTCCGCTCTCGCCATGCGAACCCCGACCTCATTGTTATCAATATCAACCAGAGAGCTCGTGTAATCACTACTGGTTGTATTAACATTCACCCAACAGCCATTAGACGGGGATTGCACTTTCTGTTGGTTGCTCCAATCATCCGATCTAAACGGTTGCAATATAGCCTTCCACGTCCCGCCGGGCGCCACCTGCCCGGAGACGGTCAGGCTCACGCTGTCGTACAGGGACTCGTTGGCCGAGGATCTCACGGTTATGACGCACGAGCCCGCCGAGACAAACGTCACGAGACCCGAGACGCTTACCCTCGCCACCGACGTGTCGGAGCTGGAATAGGCCACCGCCTTGTTCGTGGTGTTGGACGGGGATACCGTCACGGACAGCTGCGCCGTGCCACCGACGGCGTGATCCCCGGCAAGGGCCGCCTTATTAGTGACAGATACGGACGTTGGCATCACCACGGCGCCGGCGACGGCGGTAAACGAGGCCGTGTCCTTGACAGAGGGACTCGCAACGCTCGAGACCGTGATCACGCAAGACCCGGCACCCACCACGGAGACCAGACCATTGCCGCTAACGGTGGCAACCGAGGTATTCGAGGAGGAGTAAGATATCCTCTTGTCGCTAGCGTTGGACGGTGATACCGTCACGCCCAACTGGACTCTCGCGCCTACGGTCAGCTCCTGCCCATCAACGGAGGACTTGTTGGTTATCGTAATCAAGCTTACAGGGGTTACCGGCGGTGTAGACCCCGCAATAGACCCTAAATTAGATGCGAATGAGCAATCTGTTAAAATTATATATTTCCCCATTTTATAAATTATCTATAATTGAACTGTAGTAATTAGCAAGTTCAGGTTTTAATTGGGACACGAAGTATCCAAGGTCATTTAGGTACGTGCCACGTACGTATGACACCGATGTCTCTCTCACTCTAGATATTAACGTGTCTATTGTAGTAATGATGCGGGAATCCCCATAGACGTTGACTATGCCTTTGGCCTTATTATAGGTCACGTTCATCAACCTATCCTGTCCCTCGGGGAATGTTATCACGCTAGAGGCCGTCAGATTCATCGTGAGTGTCGCATCCGTAAATTCAAGGGGGTTACCGTTGGCGTCCTTGGTAGGCATATATATTTTTATATGGAAACGTGCCCCCTCCTTATAGACCCGTATCTTAGAATATTTACGTACGCGATAGTAGTCAAAGAATTCTAGCAGTGACGGAACCCACATTATATCAGCGCCGCCTTTTCCATAGGCGGTAGAGAAATCACGTAGCATGTTTATCTTTACGTCAATGGCGTTATGCGTACCAAGTACCATGAAACGACGGTTCTCCACATCCGGTATGGTCAGCTCATTGGCAAAATCGGTGACAAATGTAGACAGCCCTCCATCATCAAACCAACCACGTCCAATGGAGTTTATATAAAATTGCTCGTTGTATGACGTGTTGTAAGGCGGTAGATCTATATTGTTGTATTCGTTGGAGGAGCCAGTGAACCATTTTATGTAAGCCGCTAACGATCCGTAGGCGTCACCACTTTGCCAATACGCCAGATTGGTCGCGGGACTCGCCACGGTGTAGCAACTAAACTTTTTAAACAACCTTGCGGCATGGCCATAGCCGGCTTTATCCCCATCCGGTATAGCGTGCATACGACATCCGTGTAAACCAAAGATTTTATATAGAGTATCGTCCATCTCAAAACAGGGAGATAACGTGGCGTGATCACCTTTCACCCCTTTTGGTAAATTGAACATTGTCCCTAGATAATCTATCTGTTTAGCATCATTTTCATTCACGTTATGAGACCCCAGACTATTACCATATAAATATATTTCCTGGTAATTGCTATAATGGCTATTTGTGGAGCCTGAATACAATGTGTCTAAATTAGAGCAAAGCAAGCATCGTGGAGTGCCATTGTAGTATGGTTGCGGCATAAAAATTGCCGTAAAACAAAAGCGTTTGTCAAGACCGCAACTATCAGTAGTCATTGGGATGTCGTAGGTAACAGTCGATAATCCCTTACTTTTAAGAGTGGGGAGCTTTCCTGCGAGCCATTGGTTCTGCCCGTACGTCACGCCATTACTGGTAGAGGCCAGATCACGCCCGTTGAACAGGGCGAAGAACCTAGCGTAGCCGTCAGTGGCGTTATCGTCGATCGAGACCGTCATGGCTATCTCCTTGCCGTATTTTAAAGCGGCGAAACCGATACCGAGCGAGTCGATATCCGGGATGGAGCCATCCTCCACCGTGAACTCGAAACCACGGTACTCGGTGCCGTCATCAACCTTGACGTAATTCAGGGTCACATGGATGGCGGATATGCTAGATACCGTCTGGGAGGGGGTCAGGACAAGACGCAAGCCTCCGGAGGTGTTTTCCAGCGAGGCCTTGTTGAATACGTTACCGTATACGATCTCGCCGGAGCTGGAGTGTACCGCCACGTTATTGATGACCACATATTTTTTATAGTCGATAAGGTCGAGGAACGGGAAGGAGGCGGTGACACTCGTCCCGGCGGTCAAGGAGCTCGCCTGCACGGTCACGATCCGCTCGTACAGGGGGAGCAGGATCACCGCCCCGTCCGTGTCCTCGTATTTGTACTTGCCTATCACGGCCTCGCCCGTGGAGTCCACGATCTTCTCGTAGGTGGTGCCGGGACCGGAGCCGGAGCCGCCTATCCCGGAATTGATCAGCTCAAGGATATGGGGGGATAACGCCGCGGCGTCAAGCCCATCCGTCTCCGTGTACTGCAGCCCCACGTTACCGCTACCGTCCGTCACGTAAAAACCCTTCTTGGTGGTATTGAAACCATCCAGTTTCCCGTCAAGTCCATCACCCGTGACGTTAATCTCCGCCACGATCGAGTTGAACTCCTCGGCCGTGAGCTTGTCACCCTTCCTCTTTGTCGCTATATTCAATGCCATACCTGTTTTTATTATATCATGTTATTTTTAATCAAGCTCGAAATCAAACTCATACGGGAAACCACCCGTCACCGCCTCCCCGGGGGAGCAGAGGAACGGGTACCCGCCGATGAAGGCCCTCGTGATACGTCCCTCGGCCACGTCGAGGCAGGCGTACAGCGTGTCCTCGCGCCTGTCGCCCAGCGAGAGGTAGGAGTCGTAAGGCAATACAATGATATTCCCCGTGCCACCTTGAGCGATCCTCGAGTACGGGAACCGCACGTTACGGTTCGTCGTGCCGTCCACCCCCATCAGCACGATATCGTCCAGTGCCCCCGCCTCCGGCATCTCCGTGATCTTGCGACGGCGGACCTCCGTCCCGCCGGTCCCGGAAGAGGCGCCGGCGTCCAGACCGGCGATATAGCCCGTGGGGGCCGCCGCACGGTTCAGGGACAGGTCGACAAGGGCGTCATCCTCGGTAGAGACAAGGAAGTCGTCCTCGGTCGCGAGAAGGTATACGGAGCCGCCCGAGGCCACGAAGGCCGTGAACGCCAGCGTCAGGCTGAACTCCACCACCACACGTCCGGACAGGCCGGCCAAGGTCCAGCCGGAGGTCGATTTATAGTAGCAACCGTACGACCTGCCCGTCCCCGCGTAGCCCAGCGAACGCTCCCCGGGCCGGATCAGGTCGTTGAAGAAAGCCGTGTAGCACCGCCAGAAACGCTCTATCGTATCGGTGACCAGACAGCACTTGAACGTCACGTCCTTGCCCTCGAACACCACGGTGTCGGCGTCGTACAGCACGCCGTCCATCGTGGAGAACCTGCGGGTGAGGTTCTGCCTCACGGCGGCCGACCTGAGAACGCTGTCCCGTCCCTCCTCCACCATGACACCGTACGTGTCGAGGGGGACCCCGTCGAGGCTGTAGGATGACCCCGGGATCAAGACCCCGCCACCTTGCGCCGCCGGGTAGGTATCCTCCCTCATGGGGAAGTCATCGGCGAAACGGAGGCTGAGCGAGACGAGGCGGTCCGCCGTGCGCCCGTACGTGACACGGCCCGGCTCCGACAGCAACCGCAACCTCCACTCACGACCGAGGGCCGGGACACGCACCGTCCGGTAGCCGGGTCTCGCCACGTACGCTATGAACTCGTCGATATCCATCGCCGGGTCGCTGGCGACAAGGGGGATCGTGAGCTCCTTGCCCGACAACACGGGATTCTCCAAGTCCACCTCGATGCCGTCCTCCTCCGGCCACACGTTCTTGTCCGGCTCAACCAACGCGGGGAAGGAGAGAAGACCGTCGTAACCTCCCTCCGTGATCCACACGCCGAAATCGGTGTAGGCGTCCTTGCCGTCTATGTATAACTCACCCCTCAT